GCAGACGAAGTGCTTCCAAATGTACCGTACTCTCCTTGTGTTATTTATTATATACAAAACTATGGGCAAGTCAACGAACCTAGTTTTTCCTGCCCTGAATTATTTTACAAAAAAAAATAGGTAAGCCCTTTCCAAACAGCTTACCTACTTTTGTGTAGCGATTTCATACCAGAGAAACCATTTCTATTATATCAATATAATTACTTTTTATCTTTTTTCTTTGTCAGTTTCTTTATTAAGTTTTTTACTATCGGTTTTACAAGGTTGAGAATAATTGGTGTAGTCGCAGCCACAGTAGCAATAGCAGCAGTAGAGACAACAGTGCTAAATTCTGGGAGGTACTGATCTTTGAAAGGAACGTCCTCATACAACGTGGTGCATATAGTTCCATCTTCGCTTCTTTTGTGTCCTACAACACGTTCCAGCTTCTTTTCGTTACGAAAATCTCCTACTCTTTGATCTTTTTTACCAGGACATTCTACAAATACATCTTCTTTTTTATCTTCTTTTGGTATCTCCGCTTGAGGTGGTTTGCCTTCTGGTAACTTTGCTGGTTCATCATTTACAACAGCAGCTTCCTCAACAATAATCAGTTGATCTGGCTGATAATTCATCGGTATAAAAGACGGATATGGACAATTACTTACCAAGCCGTTTTTATCTTCTATTAATAAATTTCTATTGCCAGTATTTTTAACATCTCTATGAAAATATTTACAACCTATGGTTTCTACATTTAGAGGTTCATACCCTGGTAACGATACTTGTGGAACGTAAACTTCTGGGATTTCTATGTTTGGTATATGTATTTCAGGTATATCAATCGTAGGCATATTTAGGCTTATAAACCTCTACATCGCAATGACATTTTGGACAAGAAAGATTTGTGACCATTGTGTATTGATCTTGTAAGTGTGGTAAAGAATCTTCATCAACGCTATCATCTCCACCCCAGATTAGTTCTGTTTGACAATGCCAACAGTTCATAATTTCATCTTAGGAATAGCCATAGATGGTCCTGTTGTTTTAGGTAAACCTTTTTCTAATACGTTAGGCATCATACCTTTTACATTACCCATGACTTGATTCATCATCTTTGCCTTAAACTGCTCAGATGTTACATACTTATATCCAAAGTACCCTCCTCCTATAACTGAAGTTACCATTATGAATGAGAGAATACTCAAAACATTAGCTATCTTTTGAAACATGATTAAGTTTGCAATTTTAAAAGCACTATCTTTTACAAGTGTGCTTGTATTACTGCTTATTGTAACCCTATCACCTCTCTACGTCACTATGGGTTTAATGACAAGGCAAATGCACGAATCTAAGCGTTAGGATCTTCTGGATATTGCGTCATATTTGGTGTATAAACTCCATCTTTTTCAGTCGATCCATATAACGTGACTAAAGCTGCGGTATCTGCACAGTTATCAATCTCTGTTTCTCTAGTAGCACAAGCAGTTCTTACAGCAGTTCGATAAGTTTTTATAGCAGTTGGGATAGCCTTTGATGCTTCTGCTTTGCGTATAACGTACCAATCATATTTAGCTAACAAAGAACCAGCAGTTTCTTTTTCCTGTGCTTTTAATACTGATTTTACACCTAAATTTACGACCTGATTTCCCTTCTCGTCTTTCATTAGATCACCTTTTTTATACTTACCATCTGGATCATCTTCTGAATATGTAGCATTTACATCATCAAGTGCTTTTGCAGTTCCATTACCCCAATAAAATCTTGTGTCATACACTGGATCGTCTGCCTCTTCTGTTATACCAATAGCTTCTTTCTCTGCTTTAGTTGTTAATCTAAGCCAGTTAGCAGGGTATTGAATATCGTTGTGGGTAAAAGCCACATCAACTGCTAATGGTTTGCCGTCTAGTTTAAATGCCATAGTTTTATTCTAGTGTATGCCCGTTTATCTAGCACGAGCATTTTTAAATGGTGATTCTGCAAAACACATATAAACGTATGTGTCTCCACTTTTATTTACATCATTATCCGAACCTCTCAATTTGAAACCATTACTTAAAAAATCCATTCCTAAATTACTACCACCAGAATATGAATCATTTGTATTTGGTCTTAGTCCAATATTAACAGGATTACCATTCATAGTTGTATATCCACTATGTTTTTTGTCTCTTATGACCCAATCTTCTGCACGACTGGTATTTTTCAAAATAATTACAGCTGGTCTAAAACCTGTAAAAACAAAAGGACCATCACTTGATCCGTTACCTGTATATGACCCAAACTTGCTATACCCTGCTACTTCGCTGAAACAGTACATTACATAAGTGCTTCCACTTCCATTCACTGCACTACTAAACCCAATATTTACAACACTACTTGTAGGGTCAGTATTATCCCAAATGTTTGCAGTTGTAAATACTGAATTTGATAAATTAAGTCTTAAGTTTTTTGTATTTCCTATATCTTTATGAAAAACAAACCAATCAGAAGCACCTCCAGTTCTTCTTTTTACTATCACAGAATCTGGCTTAACACCTAAACCATGACCAACAGTTGCATCTGATCCTGTTCCTGTGTATTTTGTTATGGAAAACCCTGCCGAGGCATTTACTTTGGCTACAGATTGGATTGTTCCATCAAAATTACTTGATCCAAGAGTTGAGTTTGTATTAGCCTGTCCTCCCATCCCAGAGTGATAATGACAGTAATAATATAAAGTTGGTGCTGACGCTGCAACTACTATTTTTAGTTGTCTTGTAGTAGCTGAAGCATACCCAGATACATAAGCTGATTCAGTTACACTTGCTCCATCTAATAAATAAGTGACTCCAGTATTGTATGAAGATCCTCCTCCATGAGTTCCATTACTTGTCTCAGATAATTTTATTGGGTGAGAAGCCATTGAGGAATTAGCACCATCAAAAATATAAGTGCCACCTTCAGCAAGATCAAGAGTTACAGCAGACGTTCCAAAATCATCAAATCTATACTTATTACCACCATCAGAAACAACTTTTACTGTATAAGTCTTGCCATCTGTATCGCCAGCGTTCCAGTTCCATGCAACATAAGTTGTTGTATTTTGGTTTACTCCTGTAGTTCCGTCCGATCCTAAAGAAAAACCTCCAGAAATAAACGCAGTTTGCGATGTAGCGTCAGTTCCCTCAGCAGAAGTAGAATTTACTTGTAAATATTTTGAATTTCCACGAACAGCATCATACATTAAACCTGAGATGGATGCACTTCTAGCCTTAAACCAAGACCAATCTGGTGTAAAGTTTACAGCAGTGGTATCAGTTACAGACTTAGTGCTTCCATTACCTGTGTAAAGCAAAGTACCAAAATGTTTATTAGGTAGCAGTATTGTTGGGTCGGGTAAGTTTGCTGAACATAATGCTTTAAACCCAGTAGGAGGTGCATAATAAAAATCTCCCTGCCCACTTCCATCTGTATTACCTTGTGCCGTTTTATTCCCAGCAAATGAACTGTCTTGACCAAAATTATAATTAGCACTTTTAGAATTATTACTCGTACCATTGTTCCATACAGGAAAAGCACCAGAGCTTAAATCAGGAATTGTCCCAGAACCAAACGTTAAATCGTGAATTAATGTATTATTTTTATAAAATTTTAAAGTTCCGTTATCCATATCAAGTGCAATTCCTATTACATCAGAGGTTGAATAACTTGTTCCAGCCCCACTATTCCCACCATCCCAATATGCCCATCCATTTAGATGCCAGTATCCAATACTTTTAGAACCCGAACCACTAATTGAAAATGAATAATTTTGTCCACTATTACCACATATTCCACCCACATACCCATTACCTAGAGCTTCCCAGTACCACTTACCAGAAGTAAGAAAAAAAGTTCCAGTATTATTTCCATAATCTGAGCTAGAAATTTGTAAATTTCCATTTGACAATGTAGATCCACCATCTTTTGATAAAAGATTAAAAACGCAAAAATTATTTGTAGGACTATCTTTTACAGCATCACTCGTTGCAAGATTAGTTGGTGTGAAGTTGTTGCCGTTACCGCTTGAATCTTTGCCAAGTGTTGTTGCAGTCGTTCCAGAATTATCAGAAAAATTTAAATAATGACCATTTGTTCCATAACTTCCTGTATATTTTATAGGATTCCATTGACCAGTAGTGGCATCTGTTTCCCCGAAGGATGCTGGTGTTAATGCTTGTCCATCAATAGCATTATATTCCGCAATATAACCATTCCATCCAGCATAATAACTTCCACCACCATCCGATGCACCGATTCTAACATTACTGTAAAGCCATAGACTATCATAATTTTGACTTGGGTAATTAGCTGTACTAAAAGATGTCTCTTGAATACCATTAATATATACTTTTACTCGATCTGATGCTGTTGATTGTGTTGTATCAATTGCAACTACTATATGATACCAAGCACTAAAATCTTTAAAAACTCTAGAAGTAACAAGTGACCATGCCGTACTATTATTTACTTCATTATTAATACTTAAATTAACATCACTATTAACGAATCTTAAGCCACTATTAGATTGACTACCTCCTGAGCCAGAGTAACCGTATGTAATTAAACCAGTTTCCGATGCTGAAAGAGAACTTCTTTTAAACCAAAGAGAAACAGTTAATATTTTTCTATTTGTCGGACTTGTTCCTAAACTTGTATTTGTTACTTCTGTTTGATCTGTAGTATTAAACCTTAAACTACGTTCTACCTGGTACGCTTTCTTTCCTGCTAAAAAGAAAGGTGATGGACTTCCTATACTGCTCATTATGTTGGTACTTTAAAATCGCCAATAAACTGTGCAGAAATTTTAGTAGATGATCGAGCAATCCATGCAATCATATCAATCGCTCCAGCAGTAGTAGATAAAACTGGTAAAGCTCCATCTGAAAACTCCCAATAGTTTTCGTATGATAGTAATTTGCTACCACCAGTTCCTTGAGTTATAAACAAAACACCTGATTGTCCAGCGACTAAAGTTGTAGGATTTTTTAAAACGCTAGTACCTGTTAAGGTCATTGAAAAATTATTAGCTGTCTGAAAATCTAAAGTTATATCACCTGTCTTATTTCCTAAAGCAGAAACTTCTCCAATAGTTCCTTTTGTCGTAACTCTACCGTTACCACCAGCACTTCCACCATTATCAAAAACAAGGGTATTGATCCCACTTGTCTCATGCTTTATGTTGGCAACTTTTAATGTACTCATGGTTAATCAGCCTCCTCTGCTGTGTTTCCCTGTGCTACCCATTCTAGATATTGTTGGTAATCGGTGTTTCCTTCGCATTTAGGAATACAAGTGATAGTTCCATCATCCTCTATTCTTGTTATTGCTGTTACAGGCATAATTGTATTACCATCCATGTCGAGCATATCTTTATTTAGTTTGTAACGTGTTGCCATAATTAAAGCTCCGCAGAAAAGGACATAACAAGACCATTAGCATTTGGCCTAAACACAGCAGCTTGACCAGCAGTTGTGCTACATGAAGTATTACCATACAACCAACAAGAATAAGGGTTTGGAGTATTATTTGGGCCTACTATAGCCAAAGTATTTGCATTAATATTTGTAGATGAATTAGCAGTTAATAAGTCAATATTAGTACTTGTGCTTGAGTAACTGGGCATTATTCTCATAGGTTGTGGAAAATTATGTTGCATATAATGATTATTACAATTAACTGAAAATCCAATTTCAAGAAAATCATTATCATCACCTTCTAAGGTATGAAAGTACCTCTGACATAAAGCAAGCTCCTGACCGAATGACCTATGCTCAAAATCTGTTGCCACGCTACCTACTTCTAATTGAACTCCTGTAATATAAACTGTTACTCCATCAGGCAATTCCATGAAAATTTCAAGGTAACTACTTGTTCCAACTGTTTTACCGCTAATACTAGGCAGAGTTACTGTAGAGGTATATCTTGTATAAGAGGTTGTAACACTATATGATAAATTTGAAAAAGCAGTATCTACAACAGAACTACCACCAGAACCAAAATTTTGTCTAGCATAAATATTATCTAAAGTTGTATTAGAAGCACCTTTTACATAAAAACTAAGAGTAAGAGTTTGACTAGAAAAATTAGATACATCCTCTAATTTGGTTCTAAAATAATCACTACTTGCTCCTTGCATTTGAATAGCTTTAGTAAGTTTTTTATCATCACTTATTTCATCTACAGCTAAAGATGCTTGTTGCACTGTAGCACCAGCATCAACATTCCATCTGTCTAAAGTATATGCTGTAGAAGCTAATGTCCCAAAATTTACTCCTCTTTGAGATATAATCATTGCTCCGTTAATTATTAAATTCCTTGCTGTACCACTTCCAGCATTAGCAAAACTTAAATTTCCAGCACCATCTGTAACTAAAGCCTGACCATTCGATCCATCGGCATTTGGAAGCTTAAATGCTACGTCATTTGCGTTTGGTTCTGTTGTAGGAGAGTTAAGTGAAACAACTTTACCGCCTGAGTGTTTGAGTGAAATTTTGCTCATAATTAACTAGGTTTTGGGTTGTCAGCTTTTACCTTTTCACAGGCTGCGTAATATGCTTCTAGTTTAGTCGAATCTCCCTTACTATTCCAATACATTGCATCTGCAAAATCACCTAAAGATGGATATAAAGGTTGTCTAACAGATTTATAAGCTATTGCAGCAGCTTCAGCATCTAGTGTCGCTCTAGCACTATCAATCTTATTTTGGTCAAGACTTACTGACTTCCCATCTTTATCTAAACCATAATTAACAAAAGAATCATCAATTGTTGTTATAGATGGATAAGCTTTTCTGATTGCTTCGTGATCTAAACCCATTATGCTGCCACCTCTAATGCTGCAACTGTTGAGATAGCTGTTGCATTTGTAGCAACATTGTCATTTACCCTTCGATTTATAAATACGCTTTGAGTGCTAAGTGATGCATGTCTAACTTTTACTCCATAAGTATGAGCATTTGTATCTCCTGCCGTATCTAAAAATATTAAGGGTAAACTGTTCATATAATAACCATGTGCTGTATAATCTCCCTTAGCTGTACATCTTGAAATATTTCCACTAGCATCACCTGTAGCATTTGTTAAGCTACTCCCATCTTTAGTCATAGTTAAGTAATTACAATGAATATCTCCTGTAACTTGATAAATTAAAAGAATTTTATTAGTTGCTGAACTTGCAGTTATAGAGACTGTTAAACCTGTAATAATACTAGATTCTGTTCCTGTAGCTACTGATTCACTAAAAACATCAGTTTTGACTGTTTGTTTTACTTGAAGAATTTTACCACCAACACCACTAGCTAGTTTTGCAGAGTTAACAGCATTAGCAGCAAGCATATCGGTATCAACAATACCGTCAGGTAGTCCTCCTACTGTGACTCCTGTAATAGTTCCGTTTCCGTTAATTGCTATTGGCATAACTATAAGATAACAAGGGTTGCGTTGTTTGGCACGGTTATGGTTTTATTATTAGCTATTGTAGGTGATACTGTCATGGCATTCTTACCAGCAGATAAAGTATAGTCTTCTGTAACATTTTGACCCGTTTCAACAAAGACCTGATCTGTTCCTCCTCCAGTAGCTCCAGCACCTCCACCAATCTCTCCCCAACCTGTATTTTTATATCCTTCAAATCTATTTTGTGTTGAGTTATATCTTAACTGTCCTATAGCTGCTGCTGGTTGACCAGACTGCCCAGGTTGCTGTGAGTCATTACCAACTGGGATCTTCAAGAACCCGTTTGAGTTCATGGTTACATCACCTGTCATCGTAGGTGTTGCTGCATTAACCAACCCTAAATTTGCCTGAGTTATATTTCCAATAGTTGTAAAAGTACCCGTTCCAGAGCTAACAGCAGTACAAATTTTCAATAAATTAGTTGCTGAATCTATATGTGGTTGGAACTGAACTACATTTCCTACTCCAGAAGGATCACCACTTGCTGAATTTATTGTTCTTAATGCTGTAAAAATATCATTTATCCCTGCACGAACCGCAGCACCCGTTCCATTGGCTACATTAAAATTATTATTCGTTTCTTTAGTTGTACTATTGACTCTTGCCATTTTTACAATATTTTATTTTATTTTATCACCCCTTACCAAATCCGACAGCTTGATAGGTGAAATTTCTATCAACCGAAGCATTTGATGAATTTTTAAAATGAACAGTAAATCCAGTACCGCTAATATTAGATAATTCAAAGAAATCTCCAGAAGCCATATTCTGTGCAGTTATACCAATTGAAGGTAAATTTGAATTTACACCACCGATAGCAGAAGTTCCCGTAAAGAAAGGATGATCAAATGTAATCGTTTTCGCAGCAGCATTATTATTTGAATCAACACTTCTTTCGGTTGAAGTGCTCTGTTCAGTTCTTCTCTGGAACGATGCTGTATAACCTAACTGAAATACTCTTATGTCTTGGTCAGGATCATCACTTGTTAAGTTCACTTTAAATTTAAAACCTCTGCCTTTATATGTTCCGTTGGCAAAAGTTTGAAATGGAGTATATGTAGGCGATCCAGAAGTGGGATCATCTTGTGTGACTGCAACCAACATTTCCGCATTTACCTTAGTAGCAGTAGCACCATCAAAATCAACTCTTGCATCTACATCAGAAATCGAATCAAACAAATCAGAAGGGAAAAATGCTTCTGTTAAGAAATGACGTTTTAAATCAAGGCTGAATACACTTCCCAAGTCTAAGAAAGCTGTACCAGGAGCACCGCCAAATTCATAGTTACCTAACGGTGCAATACCTCCAATATCATCTAAAGAACCAACAGCATCAAAATCTGCAATACTATCAAACTCTCCAATACCAGATAGATTTAAAGAATTAGTAGTAGCATCAAAGGCTACATTAGTTTTTATGCCTTGAAACTTAGGAACATCTAAATCTTCTCTTCTTGTTAAGGCTACTAAAGGTGCAAGATTATCAGGTAAATCTAAAATAACACTTGCTTCACCAGCACTAAACCTACCTCCATCATCTTGAAACTTTAAAATATACTCTCCTTCTAAATAAGGAACTTCAGCAGTTGTAGTATTTCCTGCTAAAGCTTCCACCAAGTCTGTAGCATCTGAAAATGTTGCCGTACCATCAGTTTTCGTAGAATGTCTTACATAAACACGACCACCATGAGTAACATCTAAATCAGTAGATAAGTTCCAACGTAATCTCACTAACTTATCACTTATCGGTTCTCCTGTAAGACCAGTAACATCTCCTGGAAGAGCAGTCTTTCCGACAGCATTAAAGGTAAAAGTTGTTGGTTGTGCAGAGGGTTCAAGTGAAGAGTTTATACTGGATAATTCAAATACATATTCACCCTGTAACGAATCTAATATCTGAAATTCTGTGCTTTTTGATCTGAGGGTTATAAAATTACCATCATCTAATCTGTAATTAAGTTCATACTCTATAGCCCTTGGAACGGGGTTAAAGTCTATATTTAATCTTGTTCTTGCAGTAGTGCCTTCTGTAAAAAATTCTTCTACAACATTTGGCGCACCAGGAGGATCTACCAGTTCATTTAATACTGTGATATTACGGACAGGAAGTGGAGAACCATCTTCAATAAACGCATATTTCCCTGCGTTATATGCTGCTGCTGTTACTGCATAATTATCTTTATCTTCAGTAATTCCTACAACTCTCCATTGAGTAGTCTGTAAAGTTGTATTCTGTAAAATCCAAACACTATTGATATTAGGTGCTGTATTAACTAAATTCCCATTTGAGTCTTTCATCTGAAAATTTTCGCCACTAGCAAGTGTTATCACTGCTCCGCTTATCGAAGCTACATTCTTGGTGCTTACCGTTCCATCAGGCATTATTACGCTAATTGTTGGACTGTTTGTAGCATCCAAATCAGTATCGGATGTATTATCTACTGTCACCGTATTTGTTGTTGCAGCACTAATCCTGCCTCCTCTCCTAAGCCCTGCTCTAACTGGATCACTTACTTCAATAACCTGTCCTGGCCTAACAATTACACCTTCCGCTAATCCTGTTGCAAAACTAATGGTTTCAGTAGAATTTTGCTCCTCAAAAAGAACAAATCGTCCTAATCTTCTAGCTTGATTTCTTGATGTAGTCGCAAAACCTGTAATCTTTTTATGAATAATTCCGTATTTATTTTTGGCGGTAGTATCTTCAACAGTTTCAAAGTTTAATTCTTGATTTTCCATGTCAAAGTAAGACACAGATACAACAGTGGATCTTGTTTTTAAGCTCGTTCCAGAATAAATAAATCCTTCGGCAGTTACATTTGATAGATTAAAAAGATAACTGGGATCTGTAGGTCTATCTTGAGTGAGAGTAAGAGATCCTGCACTCCAGAATGTCATACCTCTCATCACAGAACTGAGAGCCATTACAGTTTTAAAAGCATCTCCCCTTTTTTGAAGAACTACGTTACAGCTAAATCTAGGTTCTTGACCGCCATCTCCATCGTCAACTAATTCAGAAGAATAAACAGAAGCACTATAAAAAGCGTATTTATCAAGTTGAGTTTCAGTAATATGATTTCCTAACCCAAAACGAGGTTCTGTTAATAAGTTAAATAAAATCCAAGCTGGATCGGAACACCAATGTTTTGTCGTAGTAAGCGTTCCATTAAATGTACCACTATAAATTAATCTTCCATTTGTCTGATCTACTGTTGCATTATGTGGGATTTTTATTTTTACTCCACGAATCCTATACATTCTTTGAGGAACACTAGCAAACTGTTCCGCATCAAGACGTAAATACAAATGAGCTATATTAGGGTAAGCTCTTCGTTCATCTATTATTGTTGTCAAAGATGTCCATGAAAACGTATCTGTTACCCTTTCACTTGTACTATCAGCAGTAATTCTACCGACTTTAACTTGTATAGGAAAAGAAGCGTTATCCTTGATTGGAATGACAAAATCTCTACTGTATGCACTTCTTGACTTACCTCGAACTGTAAACTCCGACACCTGAGTAGGAATCAAACCAAAAAGACCCCCAGGTTGAATCGAGGTTTTTCCTCCTTGATTTTTATCAAAACGAGAAACCGTTCCATCATTTTCAGTAATTTCTATAAATATATCAACGGTAGTTCCTAAATTTTTTCCATCTTTTTCATTGATATTGACGAGAGCATCGAAACGAATCGTAACTCTAATAGCATCAATATTAGAATCAGTTACAGTTCTTGTTACTGGTAATGCGTTGGTTACCTTTACTCCTACACCTACTTCATTCTCAATTTCAGTGATAGCCTTTATATGAGTTTGATTAGACGTTCCAAATCGAGGTTCAAATTTTACTCTTTGAAAATTAAAATCAGCAGTTTGTATGTTATTAGAATCTGCACTTGGTCTTATAATTGGTGTTTTATCTAAAAATATATCTTTTAAAGCTGCCTGAGAATAAGCATCAGTTCCTTTTGTTAGTCCTGCTGCTGATGGAAAACCTTCAATTTCTCCTTCACTTATAACTTCAATAAGATTGATGGCTTGCCTACTTTGTAAAGAACCTAAAGTTATTGTTGCTGTACCACCACCACCACCAAACCACTTAAAAGGGTTTAGTTGAATTTCTTTTCGTCCTGCTCCAGAATGTATTTCAGGTATTCTAAACATAATTATCCTGAGTAATCGTCTGTATCAATACCGCCTGATACAACAAGCGATCCAGTAAATATTTCACCATAAACAACAGGAATAGCAACACCAGCCCTTATCGTATTTTGTACTCCATTAAATGTAAAACTAGATGGATCGTCCGAATCCGCACCAACATCTTCCGTAGGAGTTATCATTTGCGATATTCCTGATAATGCTAAATATATACCTAAGTTTCCTGCTGCTGCTGCTAACGCACCTCCTCCAGTAGTTCCAAACAATAAAGGACTACCTCCTCCTAAACCCAATCCTGCTGCTGGAGCAAACACCGCAACACCAATCAAAATTGCTCCCAATAAGAATCTTCCAAAACCTTTTTTCGCTCCCATAATTACTGGTACGATTTTTATTTCCTGACTTCCTGTTGGAATATTTAACTCAGTCTCATCAATCTCATAATCCCCTACTTTTACGCAATAATTCTGCTCCATCATGTGAGATTCTAAACTAGGAAAGTTTGCCAGTAAAAATCTAAAAGCATCTACTGGTGATGATACTTCTGCTTCAAAGGTACGCTTTCCCAAGAATCGAGCCAATCTACCGTAAACTTTAATTTTACTGAGCATAGCGATACCTCTTCTTTGTACAGTCTATATGGTCTTGATCGTAAAGTTCTCTACAGCTAAGTCTTTTCACACAATGTTGAAAAATAGTTTGATTTCCTAAATACAAAGCCACATGATCTAATTTACCTGTGTTTGTCGTATCCATAAGAAGAACATCACCTTCTTTTAAATCTATCGTATTTTCTAATTCAACAAAACCCAATCTAGGTAAAGCATATTCAAATAACGGATTTTTACTAAATTCTTTAGGGCTTTTAGGTCTAGGCCAATGATCTATTTGTATATTTTTTGTTTCTTTATACCAATCCTCAACCAGACTCCAACAATCCTGCACTCCCCAAACCCATTCTCTACCAATTAATCCTTTCTTATAACCAGAAGGTTTAAAATAATGCCATTGTTTTGTTTCTGGAGTGACAATATAAAAAGGTAAATCTAAATACTCGCAACTGGCTAAATCAGCTTCACTGGGATATGGTGGATGATTCGGATGACTGTGTATTACTGCTATAACTTCGCCTTCGTCTTCAGCTTTCATCCAATCATCAGGATCTAAAATAAAGTAATCACCCTGTTCTTCAGCAATATTTTTACAGGGATAATATTTTTCTTTACCTTTATGGATAGTCAATAGGCCACAAGCTTCCTGTGGTGAATCTTTTTGTGCGTGTTCTAATGCAATGTCTTTCCAACTCATTTTAAAATCCTAAAAATGCTCCAATACCAGGAAAAATATCTTTAGTAGCAATCCTTTGTGGTAGTTTTACATTTATTAAATCAAGGGCAGATTGAGCTTCCCATGTAACTATATCTCTTGTCTCAGTAACTTTACGATCCAAAAAATAAATCTCCTGTGGGAACTCTGCTGTAGGATCTGGTGTGCCAAAAGGATTTGTACCTCCTGTAAAATTTGCAGCATCTAAATATCGAGCAAGAGTTCTAATCCTTGTAAATGTTGCTCCGTTTAAATCATTTCCTACGGTGGTTTCATTAACATCCTGCATTATGGCTGTAATCGTTCCAAAGATATTACTTATTGATATTTTCGGTCTAGGTAAAGTACCTGTAGATCCAAACTCAAAGCCTGAACAGTCAATAGGAAATCTTAAATATGAGTTACCAGCCCAAACAACTTCTCCATTTGCATTTAAGTTTGCACCATTATGGAAACGATATAAAGTATTAGCACCATGTAATGCTGTATTTAATTGAATAGAAAATAATTCAATAACAGATCCAGGGCTTGTTGACTGTAATACTGAAACTGGTATTGCCATTATGGTTCAAACACTTGTTCAAAACTTGCTGTAACTCTATTTCTATCTATATCAAACATTTCTCTACTGAAACTTCTACATATCCATTTATAGCTTGTAGTTTCATCAGGTGGTGACCAATCAAAGGAAGTACCATTTTTAGCTTCATTTTCTAAAAATGTTTCTATTACATCAGCATCAGAGTCTTTTACATTGAAAGTTAAGTTCCAAACTTTTGGATCTTGATTTAAACCAAAGGTTGTTCTTTGTTGATAACCATCTCCAAATTGAGTAATACGTTGAATAGGAGCACTACGTTTTGTAGCGGAATATTGTGGATTGTAACTAGGAAAAGTAGCCATTATCTTGAAAGTAAACCTCCAGGTCTTTGTTGTTTCAGCAGTTCTCCTTGCACCGCAACAGAGATTAACGTACCAATTTCTTTAGCTGCTGCTTCATCACCTTGAACATCTGAACCTGATGCGTCTACATTAACAACAACATTGTTGGTATTGCCACCTCCAAGTTTATTATTTGGAATTATGTTACCTGATGATCTTGGAACGAATAGTTCTGGGCCTTTCTCTCCTACTATTGAAGGTCTGTTAACAGGGGGTCTACCACCATCTGCAAAATTTAAAAATCCTAATAAACCACCTTTCTTATCTGCCTTAGTTCCTAGTATTGAACCAAACAATGCTTGATTGAGTGCTACATCTAAAAATCTATCAGCGACATTATTTAAAAGATCAGACAAGGTAGATGTACCTTTAATCAACCCTTTTATGCCTTCTTTTATATCGTTTTGAATAGTTTCACCAACTGATTTAAAAGCTTCTGCTACTTTATCTGTTTCAGTAAAAAGTTTTTCGGTTAAATTTAAAGTTTCTTTTTTTCCTTCATTATGCTTATCAATTTCTGCTTCTATCTGTATTTCTTTTTCTAAAACTTTTTCTAAAACTTCATCAGAAGCCTTTTCATTTGCTAATTTATCAAATTCTGCTTGTGTTTGTTTTAATTTTTGTTGTAAAAGTTCTTCTTCTTTTTCAAATTGCAACTCAACTTGAGCTAAAGATTTAGCAAGTTCTTTATTAACACCTCCTTTCATTATTTCAGCAGTCCTTTCATTTAACTCAAATTCTTGTTGTTTTTTAAGTAATAAATCATCAGACTTAGATGTAATTTTATCTGTTTCAACACTAACTTGTTTTCTAATAGCAAACAATTTTTTTTCTATATCCAATTCTTTTTGTTTTAAACTTAATTCAATACTTTCTGTAGGAGATAAAGGATTTATAAAAGCATTTACTCCTCTTGTTTTTTCATTTATAGCATCTTGTCTATTTTGTAAATCTTGAGCTTCTGTATCACCTAAAGCTGCTTCAGCTTTTACAACTCTATTTGCATCAGCTTGTTCTAATACTTTATTTATTCCTGTAATT